TCTATACGATGAGGACTGGGGAGATCTATGAAAACATATATTCATGTAAATCAACACGTTATAAAGTCTAACCTGAAGCATGGCGAGAATAAGCCTGCCATCACAGTAAAGACTAGCAAGTCTAATGTATACTGCCACAAGGCTATAGTTAAAGGTGAGGTCGAAGTAGTACAATCAACTACCGATAAGCCTATACTATCATGCGGTGCTCGAATAGTTATGGTGACTCACGATGAGGTCGAGACTGTAGTCTATGAATGAGTATGTATATATCGCAGCCTTTTGGATTGTATTCTTTATACTTATTAGTTACAAAGTCAGCGGGAGGGGTTGACAACGGTTCAGCAATCATGTAAAATAAACTTCTATTAAACCTTTGGAGAAACACAATGAAAAAATTACTTCTATCTGTATTCAATGTTAGTGCATCAGCTTTAGTATACTTAGTATTCCGTAAGTCTAATAAGACTGGTAAGTTCTTTGGTCGCTCTTATATTCTAAGAAAACGTAAGAACTTACAGCGTAGTCCATCATATTCTAAGGGTGAGTGCTTTAGAAGTATGCACTGTGGCTTGTGGGCTTTCAGCTTAGAGCATAAGCAAGGTCGAAGTGTATACTTTAACGGTATCAAAGATGATCAAGGTTCTGAAACAGTTGTACGATAAGTATACTATTAACAGCCCTGCCATTTCGGTGGGGCTACTAGGAGATTATGCAATGAATAATGTAACTAATATGTACAACAATACTACAGCTATGGATTCAATCAGAGCTAACGGCTATGGCGATGCAGACTTTGATATAGCTACAGCACCATTGATGTATCTGAATGCCTATGAAAGCTCCAAGTCTGTTGTCTATCGTACAGATAATAATCAAGAGCTTGGAGTTCATGGTGATAGATATGTACCAGTAGCTCCAAAGAATATGATTGAGGCCACAAGGAAAATACTTGAGCGTTCTGATCTTAATCTAAATGGCATCACTGAAAGCATCAGTATGAGTCATGGTGGTGGTAGAACATATGTTAAGTATAATCTACCAGAGCATACTTACTTAACGCCAGACGGTGATACAGCAACGCTACAGCTATTAGGCACTACCTCACTCGACAGCACTTGGCCTTTTATGATTAGTGTTGGAGCTATACAGCAAGCCTGTTTAAATATGCAAGTCTTTACAAGTGGCAACGTAGCACTGTATAGATCAAAGCATATGAAAGGTTTGGATATAGATCATGGCTCTAATGTAATCATCAAGTGTTTAGATGTATTCGAGAATCAACGAGAGCAGTGGGCTGAATGGTACAAGCAGCCAGTAAGTTCTCATCAAGCGTTTAAGTTATTTGCTGAGACTGTAGGTTGGAAGGGTGCTTTAGAATATATAAATGACAATACATTCTGGCAACCTAACGATGTATTAAATAATGTTAGACGCAATAAGAACTTTGATTATATCTGGTCGAGACACATGGCTCACTATACTAAGAAGTTTGGTCATAGTTTCTGGGCTGCATACAATTCATTGACTGATTGGTCAAGCCATGCACCATCATCTAAAAGATCTGACCCTGCTAATCGTCCTGCTGTATTAGCTAAACGATCTGAGGTAGTACGAACAGCAGTAACTAACTGGAGTAAAGCAGCATGAATATGAGCAAAGTTGTAATTGAGTTAGAGTTTGATAAAGATTATATGCCTAGTGATTCAGAGTTAAAGCTGGAAGTCTATGATTATTTACAAGAGCTTATGTCTGATGGCTCGTTATGTTACACCATTGAGGAATAGATATGACGTTTAAATTATTTAATAGACTACTATCTTTCCATTTTAGGAATGGATGTGGTATAGACTTAGAGTTCCATGATGGTAAAGCTATGTGGGTTAGTAAAGATGGTTTGACTATTGAAGCTGCTATGTTTGTCGGCATTACAATGGGCTTACCGTTTTTCGAGATAGCTTATGGCAGATGTTATGAACCCGAAACAGAATTGGAGGTAGACACATGAAGAGTTCAGAAACTTTACCAGTAGCTGAAGAGTTATTTGCAGGTTTAGATTCTGCTGAAGTAACTATCTTTGATTGGGATTATCCTATAGCTTCTGTATCCGCTAAGATACAAACGTATCGTGGTGATTTCTTTGAACAGTTTACTCGCAACCCTTACTTTAGAATAACAGGTATGCACAACTTAAAGACTACTAGCGATGAATGGTTTATGGAGATACAGTTTACTAAAATGTTTGAGCAAGATGCAGTGCCACTGTACTGGGAGAAACAAGCATGAAAGAATATACTATAACTACTCAAGCAATCATTCATCAAACCTTTGTTGTTGAGGCAACAGACAAAAAAGAAGCAAGAGAAATCTTATACTCTGGGGAGGCAGAGTTAGTTGAGACTGATAGTGAAGTTAATAGTGTTAATGTTATTTCTATCGAGGAGGTTGAAGACGATGAGCAAGAAGGATAAGATAGCTTTAGTAATAGCATGTTGTATTAGTGTAGTAGCATCTAACATGATGTCAATGCCAACAGAAATATGGGCTTATATATAATGTATACTCGACAATACTATGAAGACGATGAAGGTAACGGTACAACTTATGAAGACAAACGTGAACACTACTGGTCTTCTAAAGTTAAGCCTGAAGACATCGTAATCTTTGACGGCTCTGCAAGTTCAGAAGAAATAGCAGACGATATAAACTATTGGAAAGCTAAGGCAGCTGGGAAAACAGTAGGTTGGAAAAGGTAAAGTCACCCTGTATATCTCAGTGTAAATTAGTAAACGGTATCTGTACTGGATGCGGTAGAACTTTAGATCATATAAAGAACTGGTCAAGGTATACTGCATCAGACAGAGATAAGATTATTAAACAACTAGGAGAACGTAATGGAGGTTGAAGATAGTACAGAGTTGATCAATGAGGTCAGCCGTATCGCTGATGCTTTAGAACTTTTAATTAGAATTATAAATGAGGAAAGAGAAAATGTATGAGTTTATTATTTTTGTAGTAGGTGCAGGACTAGGTTACTTTGGTTGTGATGTTATCCGTTCCTTATATAACAAAGTGCATAGCAGTATTGAATCTTTAGATAAGGAGAAGTAAAATGAAAGGTCAGACTCATGGCGGTAAAGGTAGTACACAGCGTAAAACATCCTTTACATACGGTGATAACTATGATAGAATCTTCTGCTCTAAGTCAGCGACCAAGGTAGATGAGCCGCCAGTAGATGAGGTGTCACCTTTAGATTATGGTAGAAGTAACTGGCGACCCGCTAATGGCGGTATGGCTAAACCGTTTGAAGATGACGGTAACGAATATCTTTTAATGTACAACCTAGCTACTGGTAAAGAAGCATTGTTTAATATAACTGACGATAAGTTTGAGGAACTTAATAGAATGAAATTTAAAAATGCTTGGCGGCTATGGGCTTTAAGCCTTGGCGAAAGAGCAGGAACTAATGATAAAGAAGCAGACACCGTTGCACTAATAAGAACTTTGATAGCTATAATAAACGTGACGACCTGCTTCTTTATCTCAGCTAACATACTACATCAATGGGGAGTTTGGTAATGATTGAAACAGGTTTAGAACATTCAATAGGTAACATTGTTAATTGGCATTTTGAACGTAACTTAATTGCAGGTTCAGATGATAAGCAGCAAGTGTTGAAATTAATACAGGAGGTAGGAGAACTATCAGATAGTATTTGTAAAGGTGCGTGTCCCATTGACGACATCGGAGACATCATTGTAGTGTTGGTTAATATAGCAGAGCGTAATGACATATCAATTAAAGACTGCGTTGACCATGCCTTCAATGACATCAAAGATCGTAAAGGTGTAATGGTCGATGGCATATTTGTTAAAGAAGAAGATAACTTTGATCCCGATACAATCGGAAACCGATAACTTAACTGGAGAAACTTATGAAGTATTTAATTTTATTACCTGTATTGGCGTTAGCAGCTTGTGGTTCTGACGAAGTAGAGAAGCCTGTAACATTTGTTGAGCCATCATACAAACCAATCGAAGAAGTAATACAAGTATCTACAAAGGCAGGTAACTTAGTAGTATTAAACACACCAGAACCTGTTGTAGTAGAAGTAGAAACACCTGCACCAGAACCTGTTGTAGTAGAATCTATCGTAGTGGAAGAGGCTGCACCAGAGCCAGTTGTCGTGGAGGAAACTGCGCCAGTAATCGAAGAAAGTGTGGAAGTTAGTCTTGACACCACACCCGAAGTATGATATGCTCCACATCCAATTTAACATCAACTCAAACAATAGGAAAGTAACATGGCAATTTTAGAAGGTACTGCATACTGGGCAAGCGTAACAACTCCGAATACCACATTCGAGCCTGTGTATTCTGTCAATCTAGTTGTAGATAATGCAACAGCAGAGAAGTTTCAAGCTGATGGTTTTACCATTAAGCAGATGGACGAAGGCCCTGCTATTGTTATTAAGCGTAAGGTCAATGGCCCTAACGGTATGGTTCGCCCTGCTCCAAAGCTCGTTGATAAAAACAAACAACCGTTAGATTGTGCTATTGGTAATGGATCAAGTGTTAAAGTCCAGTACAAGGAGTGGGAATCTAACTGGAAAGGTAAGTTGTTTAAAGGCTTGGACTTCCAAGCTATGCAGGTACTAAACTTAATCGAGGTTGGCACACCAGATGGTGCTGAGTTTGATTCATTCGATGATGCAGATATGGAAGGAGAATTTTAATGGTAGATAATTCAGTGACGTTAAACGGTAAGACTTATGATTTAGATAAGCTCGAACCTGAAGCGACACTGGCTTGCTCTTTGTTACAAGAAGTACAAAGCGAAATTGTGCAGGTGTCTAGGAAACTAGACATTCTGCGAGCAAGTTCAGTAGCATTAACAGACAAAGTAAACGAGTTGTTGGGCGATGAAGCCCTTATAGATGAAACCTAAATCCACAAGGAAAATATCATGGGATTCGTTAAGCATAACCAACCCTGCCACGATTGTGGCGGGAGCGATCCAGTATCAGTAAACGATGATGGATCTGCATACTGTTTTAGTTGCAGCACATTTTTTAAGGACTATAGTACATCGGACGTACACCACTGTAAAGAGGATAACATTATCGACTTCACGCCGAACAACAATAGCCAAGATGGTTTCGCACCATCCCGAAATTTTAATGCACTAACAGACAGAGGTATTAGCTTAGACACAGCCAAGAAGTATGGCGTAAAGAGTAAGATGCAGGGCGGTAAGATTGTTGACCACGCTTACCCATTCTTTATTAAAGGCGAAGAGGTTACATCAAAGATCCGCAAAGCTAACAAAGAGTTTATGTGGACATCAACACCCAAGGAGGTTGGACTCTTCGGAGAGCAACTATTTAAAACAGGCGGCAAGTTTATTACACTCGTTGAGGGCGAGTGTGATGCAATGGCTGCTTATGAATTACTAGGTAGCAAGTGGCCTGTCGTATCAATAAGATCTGGTGCGGCAGGCGGTGCTAGAGATGTTAAGAATAGCTTAGAGTTCTTAGAATCTTTTGACACTGTAGTCATATGCTTTGACAACGACAAGGCAGGTAAGGAAGGAGCAAGGGAAGTTGCCAAGCTCCTCACACCTAACAAAGCTAAGTTGATGACATTGCCTGAAGACTACAAAGACCCTAACGATATGCTCAAAGCTCGTAAGCATTCGACATTCGTCAACTGCTTTTGGGATGCTAAGGTCTATACACCTTCAGGTATTATGAATTTATCCAATCAGCTTGATGAGTATAAGCGTTTACGTTCAGAAAAGCTACCATCTATCCCTTACCCTTGGCGGGGTCTTAAC